GAAGGGGCAACCGTAATGGACCCGCGCCAAGAACTTGAGGAACTGCGCCGGCTGGAGGATCTGGAGCGCCGGCTGGCGTCTCAGGATCTTGGCGAGGTGCGCAAGCAGAAGCAGGCAAGCCAGGCCAACGTCTACGCGGGCCAGGACGTCGGCCAGATGGGCACTGTGATGCGGGGCCTGGGCGGCGCCAAGGCCGCGTGGGACCGTGCTGCGCTTGGCCTCAAGGGCATGTTCACTGACCTGACGCCGGAGGACAAGGCGCTGCTGGATCAGGGCAAGGCCTTCAACGAGCAGGGCGGCACCGCGGCCACGGTCGGCAACATCGGCGCCGATGCGCTGATGATGGCAGCACCTGCCCTGCGTGGCCAGCAGGCCATCATGGCCGGCGCCAAGATGCTGCCCAGAGCGGCCCAGTTCATCGGAGGAAGGCTCCCAAGCGCCGCACTGGCCAGTGGTGCTACCTCGGCCGCGCTGGCCCCAGAAGATCGCACTGGCGCCTTCTACGGGGGCGCGGCGGGCGGTGCAGCTGGTGAGGTGGCTGGACGCGTGCTGACCAAGGCCCTGGGCGGCGTGGTGTCTGACAAGGTGACCCCGGCCGCACGCGATCTGATGAACCAGGGCGCGGATGTGCCGATGTGGAAGGCGGTGGACGACACCACCCGATCCGGCCGCGTGCTGCGCAATGCTGCCGAGCGGGCCAAGGTGCTGCCGGTGGCCGGCGACCTGATCCGCAGCCAGGAGCGCTCCGCGCTGGAGTCGTGGAACCGCATCCTGGTCAAGGAGGCCACGCCTCCGATGCCGGTGCTGGATGAGGCCGGCAGCGTGCTGCGCTTTGAGTACGACAAGCCCGTCACCGCCGTTGGCAGCGAGGGCCTGCGTGAGCTGTCCAAGCGCTTTCACGATGCCTACGGCGCCCTGTACGGCACCCGGGGAGTGCCGGTCGATCAGACGTTTGCTTCGCAGCTCAGCGGCATCGTGAACGACGCCAAGGCCTACATGCCCGGTGTGGCTGACGATGTGGCCGGCGCAGTGCGCAGGGCGGAAGACACGCTCATGGGCCTGACATCACCGACTGTCACGCGCCAAGGCGGCCAGACGGTCGGCAAGGGCATCGTCAGCTCGCGCATCAAGGCGCCCGTCACGCAGACGGTGACGCCCGGCCGTGAAGTGGTGCCGCACAGCAACGTCAAGACGGCGCTGGACGACATCAACAATGCGATCACGGCCGCCTACAAGAGCGGCAACGGTGAGAAGGCAGAGGCGCTGTCTGCGGTGCGCTCGGCCATTGAGTCGCTTCGCGCTCGAGGCTTGCCGCCCGAGGTGGCTGCGCAGGCTGACGAGATCAACAAGGCCTACGCGAAGTTCAAGACCCTGAGCCGAGCCTCCAGCATGCTGGGCGCGCAGAAGCAGGGCGGGGTGGTGACACCCGGCCAGCAGCTCAACTCCATCCGAGCCCGCGACAAGTCGCCCGACAAGGCCGCCTTCTCACGCGGCACAGCGGCCGGCCAGCAGCAGGCGCTGACAGCGCAGCAGGTCTACGGCAACCAGCTGCCCGACATCGGGCCTGGCACGGCTGAGAAGCTGCTGCCGTTTGTTGGCATGGGCCTGCCAATGATGGGCATGGACGCTGGTGCCACAGCGCTGCTGGGCACGCAGACAGGCCAGAACCTGTTGATGGGCAAGTACGGCTTTCAGGGCGGCGTTCGCAACTACAGCCCGTTCCTGATTGAAGCGCTGCGCAACTATGGCGCGGCCGTTGGAAACGATTGAGGAGTTTGAGACATGCCACGCAACGCAAGCGGCACCTACACCCTGCCGTCAGGCAACCCGGTGGTGGCCGGCACCACGATCGAGGCGTCGTGGGCCAACACGACCCTGTCTGATGTTGCCAACGAGCTGACCAATTCGCTGTCGCGCACGGGCGCTGGCGGCATGCTGGCGCCGTTCCGGCTGGCTGATGGAACATCTGGCGCTCCCGGCATCGCGTTCCTAAACGAGACGTCCTCGGGCCTGTACCGCCCCAGCGCCAGCAACGTCAGCATGTCGGTGTCGGGCGTCACCGCGATGACCTGGAGCAACGCCAACGTGGTGATCCCCAGCGGCATCACCTTGTCGGCTGAGGTGCCCACGCCGGCCACCTCCGCGGCCATCGCCAACAAGGCGTACGTCGATTCGGTCGTCAGTGGCGTCACCTCGACGCGGCAGACCTACACCGCCACGGCCAGCCAGACCACGTTCGCCATCACCTACACGGTGGGCTCCATTGATGTGTTCGTCAACGGCGCCAAGCAGGTCAACGGCACCGACTTCACGGCCACCAACGGCACCAGCGTTGTGTTCGCGGTGGGCCTCACAGCCGGTGACGTCGTGGACCTGGTGGGCTACGGGACCTACGTGGCCACACCAGGCGTGGCAGTGGTCAGCACCAACACGGCCGCGGCGCGCAACACGCTGTACGTCCTGACGGCGTCCCTGACGCTGACGCTGCCAGCCTCGCCTGCGGTGGGGGACACGGTCAAGGTCAGCAACCTGTCGGGCACGACCACCTGCGTGGTGGGGCGCAACGGCAGCAACATCCAGGGCTTGGCCGAGGACCTGACAATCGACAGTCTGAACGCGGCGATCACGCTGACCTACGCAAACGCCTCTTTGGGCTGGGTCTTTGCTTGAGAAAGTAGCACCATGAGTACCCTTTCGCAATTCATCTCCGGCGGCAAGTCTCAGTCGCAAGTCTTCACCAGCGGCAGCGGCAACTGGACGGTGCCTGTGGGCGTCACCAGCGTGCGCGTGTTTGCGGTGGGCGGCGGCGGTGGGGGAGGCGGTGGCTACACCTCGACGTATCGAGGCGGCGGTGGAGGCGGCGGGGCGATCGTGGAGAGCGACCTGGCCGTGACCTCTGGCGCGTCCGTCGCCTACGCGGTCGGCGCAGCCGGCACGGCCGGGGCCATCAACGGCAACGGCGGGGCAGGTGGCAACACGACTTTCGGGGCCGTCACGGCCTACGGCGGTGGCGGTGGCGCCAAGGGCCAAGTGGGCACTGATGGTGGCGGCGGGGGCGGCGGCGGTTTCGGCGCTGCAGGCTCCGGCTCTGGCAGCAACATCGGCGGGGCTGGCGGTGCGGGCACTGGCGGCGCGGGCGGTGACAACGGCGTGGGCGGCTCGGCCGGCGTTGTGTTCTTCAATGGCCAAGGCGGTGGCGGTGGCGGCGGTGGTAATGCCAGCGGCGGGAACAGCATGAGTGGCGGCGGTGCTGCCAACTCCAACCGCGGCGGGGGCGGCGGCTCCTACGGGGCCGGTGCTGCAGGCGGCTCGGCCGGGGCTACCAACACAGGTGGCGGCGGCGGTGGCGGTGCAGTCAACACGGCCGGCAACGCCGGTGGTTCCGGGTATCTGATGGTGACGTGGGTGGGGTGATCGATGGCAACGAAGACAGCAAACCTGGCGCAGCTCAGCAACACGTTCGATGTCAACTCCTCCGGCGCTGTCAGCGTCGGCGGGTCCACCGGCACATCGGGCCAGGTGCTGACATCGCAGGGATCTGGGGCCGCGCCGCAGTGGGGCTCCGCAGGAGGCATGACGTTGCTGGCAACGCTGACTCCGGCCAACGGGACTAGCAGTGCAGCCTTTACCAGCCTTGCTTCCAGTAAGTCTCTAATGATTGTGCTGGATGGAGTTGTGGTGTCCCCATCCAACTCTGGTTTAAGGGCATTTGTAAGCTCGAATAACGGAAGCAGTTACAGCTCTCAAGCTATAGCTTTTACATCCTCAAACGGAACCAGTCCCAGTGGATTTGCGCAACTTTTTAGGACTGACGCAAGTTCAAGCAACAAACCCTATTTTTATGCCCAGGCGTCTGGATCAGCATCTTCTGGTTCCGTAACTGACGTTACTGGGGTCATCAACGCCTTAAAGGTTGACGTGACAACTGGCGGCGTGACCTACACAGGCGCCGGCAGCATCTACATCTATGGTCTGAACTAAGTCGGTAGCAGGCGATGACCGACTACACCGGACCCGAGCGCCGCCAGGCGGCCCTGACCGAGGACAAGGTGGCGCTGATGATTCAGACCGCCGTCTCCGATGCCCTGAAGGCCCATGAGCAGCACCTGACGCTGCACATGGACAAGCAGTTCGGCTTGCTGCGCCAGGCCTTCAACGACGCCTTCCCAGGCGGCGACCCGCACGGCCACCGCCTGGCGCATGAGCGGCAGATCGCCAACGCCAGCTGGTGGGAGAAGACCAAGAGCGACGCTTTCTCCAAGGTTACGGCCGCCGGGCTGTGGGCGGTGGTGGTGTTCATGGCCGTGGCGGCCTGGGAGCACATCAAGCAGGAGGCGCGTCGATGATCGAGCTTGTCGGTGGGGGCCTTCTCGGCTCCATCTTCGGTGGCCTGTTCAGGCTTGCGCCCGAGGTGCTGAAGTTCTTCGACAAGAAGAACGAGCGTCAGCATGAGCTGTCCATGTTCACGCTGCAGACGGACTTGGAGAAGGTCCGCGGCCAGTTCCGCATGGAAGAGAAGTACGTCGAGCACTCCACGGAGCAGCTCAAGGCCATCCAGGAGGCCTTCAAGGAGCAGGCGGCCACCGCCAAGGAGGCCGGCTGGTTCGTCGCCGCCATCTCCGCGCTGGTGCGGCCTGGCATCACCTGGGCCCTGTTCGGCATGTACGCCGTCGTCAAGGCGGCCGGCCTGACCATCGCCCTGCAGTCAGGCGCGCCCTGGCAGGACGTGGTGCTCAAGGGCTGGGGCGCTGACGACTTCGCCATGCTGAACATGGTGCTGACCTTCTGGTTCGTCGGCCGGGCGATCGAGAAGTACCAGGCCCATGATCGATGACGCGATCAAGCTGAGCGCTGAAGCGCTGGTGCGGCCCTTTGAGGGCTACCACCGGCGCCTGCCAGATGGCAGCTGCAGGGCCTACCCTGACCCGGGCACGGGCGAGCGGCCCTGGACGATCGGATGGGGCAGCACAGGCCCCGACATCGGGCCGGATACGGTCTGGTCCCGTGAGGCGGCTGACGCCCGCCTGAACCATGAGCTCGAGGGGTTTGCATCGGCGGTGGTCAGGATGTCCCCGCGGCTGCTGCGTGAGCCTGACAGCCGCCTGGCGGCCATCATCTCCTTTGCCTACAACTGCGGCACCGGCAACTACCGGATCAGCACGCTGAAGAAGCGCGTGGACGAGGGCGACTGGGCCGGCGCCAAGCAGGAGATCGTCAAGTGGAACAAGGCCGCCGGGCGCGTCCTGAACGGTCTGACCAGGCGCAGACAGGCAGAAGCAGCCATGCTCTGACGCTGTGCCATTTCTGTGCCGCAAAATTTCTTAGATGTGCCCAAATCCTCATCGCTGAGATTTCCGCACAGAGGGAGATATACTAACTGAGCGTTTTGTGATTCTGGGACTTCCCACCGCTAAGTTGTTGATTTATAAGGAATGATGAGCGGTTCTCGTTGAGTTTGTGTCATTTTTGTGCCATTCTCATCTTCAGTGGTGGTCGTAGCTCAGTTGGTAGAGCTCTGGATTGTGATTCCAGCGGTCGCCGGTTCGAACCCGGTCGACCACCCCAAACCCCTCACAGGCTGACGCGTTCAGCCGCTGCCGCCAGGTGCTCTGGCGATAGGTGCGCGTAGCGCTGCACCATCTGCGGACTGTGCCATCCACCTAACTCCTGCAGCACCGACAACGGGGTGCCGGCCATCGCGTGCCAGCTGGCCCAGGTGTGGCGCAGGTCATGGAAACGCAGCCAGGGCACGCCAGCGCGCGTGCAGCTGGCCTTCCAGGTGTTGCACCACACTCGGGTGACGTCTCCCCAGACGCGGCCCTCATGCGGCTCGGGCAGGGCCTTCAGGATCTCGCGGGCGGCGGTGTTCAGCGGCACCAGGATGCGCTGGCCGGCTTTGGCCTCATCTGCCTCGACAATGACTGTGCCGCGCTCAAGGTCAACTTTGTCCCATGTAAGGTTAAAAACATTCGATCTTCTCAACCCGGTGAGTAAAGCGAAACGGACGCTCATCCGGTACTTTTCTGGTAAAGAGGCCATCAAAAGCTCCGCTTGCTCGCGTGTCAGAAATGCGACGCGGCGCTTGGGTTCGGACTCGGTGCGCAGCACGGGGGCGCGGTCGATCCACTCCCACTCGCGCTCGGCGGCGCGCAGCATGGAGCGGATCAGGGCCCGGTAGCGGTTGCGGGTGGCCGGCTTGACGTCGGTGGGCAAGATCTGCTCGATGTCGTCGCGGGTGATGTTGGCCAGCTGGCGATCGCCCAGCTTCGGCAGGAAGTAGTTGATCTTGTCCTGGTCCTCGCTGAGGGACTTCTTGTGGGCCTTCTCGAGCAGCCAGCGGGTGCAGGCCTCGCGGAAGGTCTTCTTGGGCTTGGCCTTGAGCAGCCGGCCCTGCCAGAGCTCGGCGCGCCGGATGTCGGCCAGAGCCTGGGCCTGCTTCTTGTCGGTCGTCTTGAGCGACTCGCGGATGCGCTTGCCGTTGATCTGGACGTCGAGCCAGTAGACGTCGCCTCTGAGTTTGATGGACATGTCGTGGGTTCCTTGGTTCGTTGGTTTTAGGTTTGGTGGGCGGCCAGCGGCCCCGGTTCTGCCGCTGCTTGAGGGAGTAAGCGCCGCCCGTTGATCAGCGGGACAGAATCTCGATGGCACGCTGCATGGCGCCAGACCACTGGGAGAAATTGAGATTCCAGCGGCGCACGATGTGCATCCAGCCGTCGATGGCACCGCGCTCCAGCTCATCCTGCAAGCCGGCAACGGTGATGCAGGGATTGGCCTTGGCTGCGCGAACGATGGCGGCAGAGGCGATGACGACGGGGGTGAGGGCGACTTGCATGTCAGGCTCCAGTTGCGTTGTGATGATGAGATTCTCACAACATGGAGCACGCGTGTCAACAGACTTCTGCGACACAAATGCGTAGGGACAAACCCTAAGCCCCCTTCAGCCCCCACAGCGCGATCAGCGCCGCCTCGGCCTTGCCGTCGTCCTTGACGCGCTTGAACTCCCCGGCCTGCTGGGGCCAGGTCGCGGCGGCCTTGGCGCGGGCGGCGTCCTTGCCGGTGTTCAGGCCCAGGGCCCGCTTCCAGCGCGCCGGGAGCACTGACTGCACCGGGATGCCCAGACCGGCCAGCACGCCCTTGGCCAGGCCGAAAGCCTCACCGAATGCGAACATGCTGCTGACGCCCTGGCCGGGCATGGCGCCTACCTGCTCGATGTATGCGCATGTGGCATGCACGTTGTACAGGCGCAGTTCCGCGGCCAGCATCTCAGGGCTGATGCGGCGCTTGGCCTTGCCGCCCACCGTCACCTCCACCGCGGGCATGTCGAAGACCTGCACCAGGCTGCCGTCGGGCTCGAGGATGGCCACGGCGCCCGCGGCGCCTGGGTCGATGCCGATGATGAAGCTCATGGCGTCACCTCCACCGCCACCCGCGACGGGCAGCGCTGATCCTCAATCACCCACACACCAAGCCACACCTGGCGCGTGGCGTCAGGCGCGGGCGGGTTCACCTTTTCGTTGCGCGCACAGGTGCGGCACTCTTCACGGTGCGATGACGCGCACCTCGCAAAGTCCTGAGACGTGTTCATTTCATCAGTTGCCAGTAGGGGTTGCCGTAGTCCTTCCACTTGACGCCGCGCCGGATGGCCGACACCGTGGACTGCGTGATGCCGTACAGGGCCGCGATGTCGCGCTGCTTCATCCCGTCGATGGCGCGGATCTCGGCCACCTGGGCCTCGGTCAGCTTGCCCTTGCGCCTGGCGCTCTGGGCCAGCTTCCTGCACCTGGCCGGGTTGGTGTGCATCTGCGTCACCTTGGCGGTGCGCTGCTGCAGCTGCTGGCGCGTGACGGTGATGACGTGCTCGGGGTTGACGCACAGCGGGTTGCAGCAGCGCGACGTGGCGTAGCGGCCCTCGACCTTCAACTCCAGGGCCTGCGCGATCACCCGGCGCACGGCCTGGGGCCGGCCGTCATGGCGCATGACCGGGGCCCGGCTGAGCTGCTGCACCGCCCCGCGCCACTCCCAGCACTCGCCCACCTCATCGCTGCGGGCCTGCAGGTAGGGCAGGAGCCAGCTCACAGCACCGCCCAGCCCAAGCCCAGCAGCCACCACATCACGCGGCCGGCCGCGCCCAGCACCACCAGGCACCCGGCCCAGACCAGCACCAGGGCCGCGATCGACGCCACGCCGCGCATCATTGGAGGGCCTCGAGCTGCTTGATGCTGGCCGCGATGCGCTTGCGGCTCTCGCGCTTGACCGGGTGCTCGGGCTTGCTTGGCACCGCGTCCAGGTCGTCCGACTCCATGTCATCGAACGGCGTGCGCGGGGCCACGCTGCCCGACACCACGGTGGCGCCATGGAACTCGGCCTTCGTCTCCACCGCGTCGGGCAGCACCGCACCCGGGCAACGGTGCAGCTCTGTGCTGCTGAACACCGGGCCGTAGGTGGTGTCGTGCGGCATGTCGGCCGGGCCGTTGACGAAGGTCTTGCCCGACTCGCGGTGCCGGTACGCCACCCAGGTGCTGCCGCCGTCCACCGGCTCGGCGTAGGGCACCAGGCCGGGGATCATCAGCTGGTCTTCGCAGCCCTCGCGCTGCTCCTGCACGGTGATGTGTTCGTTGTGGCTGTCACACCGCCATGCTGAATTCTCAACGGGCGAGGCATGGCAACAGGTTCGGCAGTTGGCCTCCGCGGCCACGCCCTGGTGGCAGTGCTTGTAGAACCCGCAGAACTTGCACTGCCAGTGCGTCGGATCCTCGCTGAGCCTGTCAGGCGGCGCCGTCATGCCGATGAGCTTCTCGGCGCGGGCCAGCAGCTGGTCGAACCGGGCCTGGTCGAACTCCACCCACTCGACGTAGACGTCATCGGTGTCCTTGTCCACCGCCATGTACAGCGCCCGCGTCAGCTCCATCAGGCCCATGTAGCAGGTCATCTGGTCGTAGTGCTGGGGCTTGGCGGCCTGCACCTTCTTGGCCACCAGCTCGGTGAACGACTTGTGGCTGTGCGTCTTGAACTCCAGCACCGCGGGCGTCTTCGGCCCCTCGGGCAGGCCCTTGGCCACACCGTCCAGGCTGCCGCCAAAGTGCCCGTTGTGCGCGCTGACGCGCCACTGATCGCCGGTTGCAGGGTCGGTGTCCCAGACCTCGGCACCGATGCCGCGCAGCTCCTCCAGCAGACGCGACTCCTCGCGCTTGCCGGTGTCGAACAGGCGCAGGATGCGGCCCTTGAACTCAGGCTTGAGCACCCAGCGCCAGGTCATCCAGATGTTGCGGTCGCACGGGTGGCCAATGAGGCTGGCCCCCATGTGCGGCCGGTGCTCCTGGGGCTTGCTCTCGTACCACTTGACGATGGCCGTCGCAGTGGTGTGTGGAGACTCAGGCAGCGCCGCCATGGTCAACCCCAGGGCCGTGCAGCCTTGGCCGGCGCGGCAGCGGGCGGGGGAGGCGTGTTCTTGAGCTTGGCCGGGCTGACGGGCGCGCCGGTGATGGCGCGGTAGTTCCAGATGACGTTGCGGGTGTCGTCCTTCTTGTCGATGCCCACCTCGGCCACGAAGGCCTTGTCGTGCATCTGCTCGCTGTCGTCCACCTCATCCAAGCCCAAGGCCATGCACAGGCGGGCCAGCTGCTCCTCCGCGATCTTCACGGTCTGCAAGGACGGGTTGTCCAGGTTCAGCCGCTCCCAGTGCCGGCGGCCGGTGTGCTTACCCGAGATGATGTGCATCTCGAGCTCCAGGTAGGAGCCGTTGCCGCTCTTG